TCCGAATCCACTACATAATGGTGACTTGTTGTTTCGTCATCAAAATTCATTGTAGTGTATTTTGACATAGGCATCGTCTTTGAAACTGAAACTCCTTCAACACCACTCTGTGGGTTTAGCTCTTCTGTTTCATTTATCTTTTCCAAAGCTGCCGCTTTCTTGTCGCGTATTATTTGAAATCGCTCATACGCTTCTTTGTACAATCGAGTACGAAACTTCCTTTTACCATCATTAGGCTGAGTAATGCCCAATCCAGGCGTTTTAGTTTCTCTCCCACTCTGTGGTACAAGCGACCTACGCAACTTTTCATCATCAATTATGAGTAACACTTCTTCATACGTCACTCTATCATATTCCTCATACCTCTTGCGAATGGAATCCAATTCCTCTCCGCTTTGTGGTGGGAAATGTGCGACATCAACTGGTGATGATGAACCAGCTATTCGTTCCAACTCATTATTACGTCTCTCTATATCTATAACTAATTGACGCAATTCCGCAATCTCTCGAATATAAGTTTCAAAAGACTTCCAATGCGGATCATCTTGAGTTTCCATTGAACTTGTTTGATGTCTAAATTGCGAGGCATCCGCCTCTTCAGGGTTTTCGGAATCCCTGCTAACCTCAACAGATGAATTAAATGTACAATATTTTAAACATTGACCAGACGATTTATTTACAACCGTAATGACGTACGTCTATTACCATTCGGCTTGTCAAATTTTATAAACGTGCAACGCGTATGAGCATGTAGATCGACAAACTACAATTCACTCACCGTAACCTGTATACACGAGTTAATTTTGCTTGGCTCAGATTTAAAACTGCCACTCGTTTATCGCCTGAGTTAGGCATATGCCAACTTCCAATCCGCAGCCATATCTTCATAAGTTTGATGCAATGTTTCACACATATGCATCAACCCATGTTTTTCAGCTATTTCAATCATCTGTTTTCTCCGCATCTCATATACGCTAGGTCCATGATTGAACCATTCACGCGCAGCTGTACAAATATTCAAAGCACAAGCTTCCTCTTTAGACAGCGGAGTTCCTTTCGGACGTAAGTAACAATGCAACATTTTAAAACAAGAATCGTCCACTAAAGCCCCAATATTGCAATTGAGCGCTTCGTGAAACACGTTCTTTCTTTTCAAAAATTCAAAATCTTTCTCGTCAATAAAAGGCTTCAACTCAGACTCTTTGTCTGGCATAGTATAAATCTGTCCATACTTAGCCAAAAACTCAGAATAATCCTTAATGTTGAATTTTTCAAAACCTTCTTTAACGGTACCAATGTTGTCATCACCGTACGTCATCATTGCAGCACAATCGGCAAATGGTAAATCTTCTGGATACATGGTGTAAAAGAATGCACGCATGTTTAAACTTCCACAAATACCATTAATTACAACTGTTAACGAATTTCCACTAATGTGTGTACCTTCCGTCAAACCTATCAAATCTCCGTTGAAAGCAATGAGTGAATAAGCAATATCACCCACCATCGCTTCCATAACACGTAGATCTTCAGCTGTATAGCCGACGCACTCAGCAGCGCAATCGATGAGAATTCTCAACGATGCAATAATCAACTGTGCAGGAATCTTTTGATCGTATTTTCCATAATCACCACCAAAAATCCTTTGCGACCCAAATTTCATGACATGATTGTAAAATTGATCCCATTCAGGACCATGACAATTTATGCCAACAGCACACTCAGATTTCAAAGGATTCATCATAATGACTCTCAAAATAGGTAAAAAATATTTCCGAATCAAAAATGTCAAAGCTACGGCATTACCATAAAATATTCGACACTTGTCCTTGGAAAGAACTTCATCTTTCTTGCATGCTTTCGCTACAGGGAATGCTCTCTCTCCATTTCGGTAACAATTCTCACAACGATCAACTTCACCCATAACTTCAGGTGTAAATTCCCGATTCATACCCCATTCATCTTGAGCATCCATGTCAAGAATGTATTTACTCTTGGGTCCCGATAAAGGTAAACCAATAGCTGTAGACATCTTAATGGCGTCAATAAATTTAAGACCAACCCAACCATTTATGTTAGGTCGATCATTCAACGGGGCACAATTAAACCAAAGCTTGTTTTGGAAAAGCGGTATAACACTCCTCTTATAATCTTTAACCGCCAATTGTAGCAATCGATATTCATAAGGAGTTGCAGGAACCGCCAAATTTGCCAAACACGTTTGCCAGCCATACCAATCAGGCGACATTTTTGGGGGTCCCCATTTGTTGGGGACTCCTGTCACTTCAGTCACGGTTTCACTGACTTCAGTCACTCTCACTCTAGAC